CAATGTCCCAAGCGAGGTAGGGTTGAATGAGCATGGGTACATCTTCGCCCGTGTTGATATGCCATCCGCGCCCACAGCAAGCGTCGGTGCGTATGCGGAAAAGGCAGTCCTCGCCATGCGCAATGCTGTGTATGTGCTGCCCGGTGCCGATAAGAATTGGCCATATAAGCTGACCATCTTCGGCCCATCCCCTGGGCCTGACTTGGCTCTGGTTGTGGGCACTGCTCGATTTTCGTCCTATGAAGGAACATCCTGGAAGCCTGGCGGGTTCTAATGGCCCGCAAGCCCAAGCCGCGCGCCTACAACGGGGGCCACATCACGCCGACACCCCACGGCACGTGGCTCTGCACGCTGTGGACCGACGGCAAGCGCTTCCGCAAGATCTACCCAACCGAAGCCCAGGCCCAGGGCGAGATAGACCGGCGCCAACTTGACCGCGAACGCCGCACCGTCCCCCTCACCGTGCTCCAGCTTGCCGACGCCCGCGAGGCACTCAACCTGCTGCCACCGGGGAAGACCCTCACCGATGCCGCCCGCGCCCTCGTGCAGGCCCAGGAAAGGCCCGTCCGGCCCGTGCTCGTGCGTGACGCCCTGATAGACATCCAAGCCGAGAAGACCGCCCTTGACCGCAGGGAGCGCACCGCCGAAGGATACCGGGACCACGTGGGCAAGTTCCTCCGCGACTCCGGGGAAGAACAGACCCTGCACTGCCACGAGGTCACCACCGACCAGATCAAGGCGTGGCTCGTCTGCTGTGGGTATAGGGGGAACTCGTGGAACGGATACCGCCGCACCCTGGCAGCGTTCTTCGCCTGGGCCATGCGTGAGGGCATGTGTGCCACCAACCCGGTTGACCCCATCCCCGCGGCCTCCGTGCGCAGAGAAGCCCCCGTGTGCCTGCCCGTGGCGTCCGTGCGGCTGTTCCTCGGAGCCGTGGCCCAGTCCGATCCCGCCCTGCTCCCGTACTTCGCCGTGGGCTTCTTCACCGGGGCCAGGACCGCAGAGCTCGACCGCTGGACCGCCGACTGCTGGCAACCTGATTGCCTCCACATCGGCCCCGCTCAGGCCAAGACCGGGCAGCAAAGATACCTCAGCATCCCGGCCAACCTCGCCGCGTGGCTCCAGTCCTACCCGGCAACGAGTGTGCTACGCCAGACCAACCACCGCAAGCGGACAGCCGAGATCACCAAGGCACTGAATGGCTTCGCCTGGCCCAGGAACGCCATGCGGCACTCGTTCGCCTCGTACCACCTCGCCGCCCATCGGAATGCCACCCTGACCGCCCACGAACTGGGTCACCACAGCCCAGCGCTGCTGTATTCCACCTATCGGACGCTGGCCACCGAAGCCGACGGACGCGCATACTTCGATCTCTTTCCGCCCAACTTTCGCCCAACTGAAACGTAACCCGTTTATTTGCAGCGTTCCATTCCTGTCTTACACACAGGGGGTCACAGGTTCGAGCCCTGTATCGCCCACCATCAAAACCCCAATAAATAAGGCCATTCCCGCGATCTGCTGCCGGAATGGCCTTATTCGTCTGTGGTAAATTTACCGCTTTTTCCGCCTGGTTTCCGCCTCAACCGCCTTAATTCCGCCCAACTCATCCAGCGCCAGCCGCACGCCCGCGCTGAGGTTCCCCGCGCCCAGCCTTCGCGCGGTGGCGATCTGCGCGGCGGTGAGTCGTACCTGCTGGACGGTCAGCGTCTCGCCGGTCAGGGTCGGGCGTCCGAGCCGCGCCTGCGCCAGTACGTAGTCGTGGTCAGCTTCGGCCTCGCGTTTTGCCGCCTCTGGGTTGTAGTTCTCGCGGGCGCGCTGCATTTTCTCGCCTTGCTTCTTCGCGTAAGCGGCCTGCGCTGCTTTGCCTCGGTGCTTGGTGGCCATGCTCATTCTCCAGTTTTGCCGGGCGGTGGTCAGCCGCCCGGCGGGTTAATTACGCGGTGAGACAGAGGCGGAAGTCGCCGCAGTCGATAACCGCGAGGCGCTGGCGGCGCTGACCTTTGGTGATCTGGATGTTTTCGTAAACCACGAAGCCCGAACCGGCAACGCGCTTACCGCGTTCCGACCAGTGGTTCATCCGGCTGTTGTCGAAGTCTTCCATCGTTTCGTGGGTGGTGGCTGCTTCGCAGTCGATTCCGATGTCTTCAGCGTCAATAGCGGCAGCAGCGGCGACAATCGTCTCCCATGCAGCCTCGGGCGCTGAGGTAATCGCGGCAAGGGATTCATTCGTCATGTGCTTTTCGTTTTCGCTTATCAGTTCCTGCTTGGTCATCCCGTTCTCCTCTGCGCTCCCGCGCGGTTGCCTTAACTGTCATCATTATACATTACGTAATGCGTATTGTCAAGCCCCTTGTAAATAAAAATTCCCGGCCAGTTGCCCAGCCGGGTCAAATACTAATTTCATACTAATTCATACCAAATTAGTATTTGCCTACAGCCCCAGCCGCTCCGCCAGCCGCACGATCTCCGGTTCCAGTCTGCGTAACTCAGCCTCCAGCCGGGCGCGTTCCTCCGCGTCGGCCTCACGCTTCTGCCGCTCCAGTTCCACGCGCCGGGCTTCGTACCGTTCCCACGTGGCCCACGCAGTCTCCAGCGCCACCGGGTCCAGTCCCGTGGTCGTAGTCCCGTCCGGCGCCGTCGTCGTCACACAGCCCGCCAGCGTGGCAGCGAGGCCAGCCACCGCGAGCGCGTACCCGCTCGGCACGTTCGGCCCGGCCAGCGGGTTCCCCGCCTTGTCGCTGTTCTTCCGCATGTTCCGATACGCCCGCCACGCAGCGCCCGCCACAGCGATACCGATGGCCGGGAGCGCCTTGTCCAGCGCCGATGGGTCGGTCGGTATGTCCACCGTCGCCATGCCCGCGACGAACAGCCCGAGGAAGGTCACCCCGGTCGATGCGGCCTTGCGTAACGTCACCCGCTTCAGAAATCTATTAGCACCCATATCAGTCTCCTACTGCCCGCAGTGCGAGCGTTAGCGCCGCCAGAATGACGGCCAGAATAATTCCGATCTCCAGTAAGCCGGGCCGCTGGCTCACGTCTGCGCCCGCCGCATCCAGCCACGCTCGTATTTCTTGAACCGCGCCGGGTTGCTGCGAATGAGGTACTGATACCACGCGGCCTGTTCATCGCGTAGTGCCGACACCAGCGACGCGCCGTTGATGCGGTTGACAGCCTCGATGGTCACCGGCCCGAGCTTGCCGTCAATGTCCAGCGCGCTGCCGAAGCGGTTGCACGCCGCTTGCAGCATCCGCACGCCCCTGGGCACGCCGCAGTTATACGTGATGTCGAGAACCTTACTAGCCACGATGGGCGATCCGATCTTGTCCAGACCGACCGACGCCCACCAGTGCCGGTAGACGTAGACGCGCGCGTCGTCCCGGCTGAATGTCCAGAGGTCTTCACGGTCCAGCGCGCCGTTGTGGTTCAGGTCGAAGTCCATGTCGCCAGAGTCTTGCAGGTTGCGCAGGGTGATGCCGTAGTTCGTCGGCCCGGCGTGGTCGGTAACCTTGCCGCCTTCCAGCGCCATGAGGTTATCGAATGCGGCTAGAAAACATGCGTCGTTCATCTATGTTCCCTCCGTTCGTCCAGTATCGCCAGTATCGCGCTTGTGTTTTTATCCAGCGCCAGCAGCCGCGCGAATATCTCCCCGCGCCACTGCACCCGCTCCACCTCGCGTCGGTCCTGTTCGTCTGCCCGTTCTTCCAGTCGTGCCACGCGCGTCTCCATGCCTGCGCCTTTCTCCGGCTGGGTGGCCGGTTTGAATATCTTCCACGCCCCGAAGAGCGCGCCGAAGAACGCCCCCACGCCGGTCGCGGCGGCCACGATGTCACCAGTCTCAGCCATCAATAATCCGTTCTAGTCACTCAGTGAGTGCGAAAAATCCGCGCGTGTTGTAGGCGGCGTCCGTGCCAGTCCACGAGACGCGGATCCACGCGGTCGCCACTTCGGTGAGCGTGGCACCGTTCGTGTTTACGCCCGTGGCCCGCAGCGCCATGCCAGCCGCCGACGTGAACTCCGTGCCGTCCGGCGTGAGGCCCGAGACGATGTAGTCCACCGTGCCCAGCGCACTGGGCCAGTCGGTTATCGTGTCGGCTTCGTTGTCCCCCACGCGCGTCCCGGTGTCATCAATGAACTGCACGGTCAAGTCCTGAATCTCGCGCGCGCTGCTGGTGTCGCTCTTTTTCTTGATGCGAAATTCCACGGTGTACGACGGCGCGCCGGTCGGTATCGTCGTGCCGTATGCCGGGTTGGTGAAGTTCAGATACTCCGACTCGAATACGCCCGTATCGTCGAGCGTGCATTCCGCCGTGTTGGCATCGTCCACCAGCGCGTCGGCGGTATTCGTCCAGTCGGCGGCTGCGCTCGTTGACTGGCCTATCGTCTGGAACAGCACCCAGCCAGTGGATCCTGCGACTACATCCGAGTCCAGCGCCGTCCACGCGCCCGCCGAGTACATCGTCCCGGCCCAGTTGTCCTGCATAGTCGCGATGTAATCCGCGCTGCGAACGCTGGATGACAGCAACGCGACGGCGACGCGGCCACCCATTTCATGTATGACTGTCGACCCTACGCGCGCGCCGATGCCGAGTCTGTCAAACGTAGGCGTCGCGGCCACTGTGGTTGCGTTTGTGCCGGCCGTGCCTGCGTCCAAATATATCTTTGATGTGCCGGTATCATCGTCTCGCGTAGCTACTGTATAGTGCCATGTGGTCGCTGAATACGTTGCTGTTGTCGGCGCCGCCGCAGACAAGGAACCGGATGGCCCCTGCACCAACATACGCGGCTTATCGGCACTGGTCCCCGATAAGTAATTTTCTACGTAACTGAATGCAGTTGCGGAATCCGATAGCGCGACCAAACAATGATCTGCCGTCAAATTGTCAGCGTAGCCTAGCGCCTCCAGTGTCAACGGCCAGTCAGTCACCGCCTGCGTCCCGCTGTAACTGTGATACTGCGATGACGCGGTAACATACGTCGCCGCCACGATGCCTTCATAACCGGACGCCGCCGTGCCGGGGCTGTTCACCGCAGTCAGCGTCCGCCCGCCTGATGTCCAGTCCCGCGTTGCCACGCCGGGGAAATACACCCCAGCATAACTCGCGAATACCGCTTGCTCGCCCATGCCGCCGCTCGCCGTGGGCATAGACAGCGAGGCGTTGCCAACATAGATCCGGTAGTCCACGTCCACCGACGCCGACATGCCGGTCCCGAGGAATATGAGACACCCGGTGTCCGTGCCGGTGTTGACGCCGATGGGCACACAGGCGAGCTGCGTCGTGCCGTCTGCGGTGCTCACGCGGATAGTCTTGCCGTCGGTGTCCGAGGCGGTGTCCATTGCGGCCCAAAAATCAGCAGACAGATCGGACATATACACGACGACAAACGTCACAGCCTCATCGATAGCCGAGGCGAGCGTTGTGACGGTATCGTATCCTAAGCTGCCGTCTCTTTCGTCAGCCCAATCAGCCCACGACAGCGGCGCGATCAGTATCAGACAGCAGGCTATCAGTCTGCGGAACATCATTCCACCACCTTCTCAAACTTGACGTTGGCTCCAGAAGCAGAGCCATTCGCGTCCACCAGGCTAATCAGGTAGGTGAGTTGCAGCCGGTTGTTCGTGGCCACATCGTGAAACAGTCCCGACACGCGCACGGTGTTCGCTGTCACGTTCTCAACCGAGAATTCAATCACGTCACGTGCCGCCGCGTTGCCGCTCGTCGCCTTCCACTGCGTATTACAGAAGCTCTCCACCTGGGCCTTCGTGAACGGCACCGTCCGCCCCGTGATGTAGGCATCCGGCGTGGCAGGTTTCAGCGGCTCGGGAATAGCATTCAGCCAATACGCGGCCTCCTGCCCGACCACGCCCAGGTTGACCACGATCACCTCGATGCCCTTCTGGGTGGCCGTGGCTCCGGTGCTCTCCACCCAGGCCACGCGCCCCGCGTAGACCGTGCCCGCCCTGCCGATGCTCACCGGGGCGACCTCGATCCACGCCTCAAGCACGTTCGGTGCCCCGTCCAATGCGTCAACCCGTTGCTGCAAGGTGTCCCCGTAGCTGAGTGCGGCCTGGGTCAGTGTTGCGAATAAAATCAGGTATTTCATGTTAGTGATTCCCATGCGCCAGAAGCGTGTACTTGGTTAATGTTCCATCGTAAACATAGATATAGCGACTCCGACCGGAAAGCGTCGTGGTCATAACCGGGATCGTGTTCGTGAACGTAGACCCCGCAGCGAACTGTGAATTCCAAGCCAGCGTCTTCGCGCTGCTCGCGTGCTGCGTAAACAGGAACGTCACCACCTGACCATTAAACGGCGTCCCGCTGCTCGCGGAAACGGTCGTGTTCTCCGTCAGCGTGTCGGAAAATATCTTTCCGTTGTTCCCGTTCCACGGTGTCGCGTTCGTTGCCGAGGTCACATCAATCGGGGTGTTCAATAGCGTCTGAATTTGCAGCATGGTCAGCGCGGTAATGTCACCCGTGCCCGCACCCAGCGCCCGCCCTGCCAGCGTCCGTTGCGCGATCTGCGCGATGTTCGCCAGCGGCAGATCGCCAGCGACTTCCGCCGTCGCAAGGTCCACCGCCGTCGTGCTGCTGCCCGAGCCAACGAATAGCGAAGCCGTGAGCGTGTCCGACACATTCCCATCCGGCAGACTCCCCGCCACCTCAGCCGTTGCGAGGTCTACCGCGTCCGTCGTGCTGCCACTTCCGATCACCTTGCTCGCCGTGAGCGTGTTGCTGACATTCGCGTCCGGCAATTCGCCCGTCACGTCCGTGGTCAGGTCCACCGCGCCCCGCGTGATAACCTGCCCGGCTATGGTGATGTAATCCGGTGTTCCGGCCAGCGTCACATCGCCCGTATTCGTCCCGCTGTTCGTGCCGGTGATCTGCGACGTGAGCGCAAGCGTTCCGGTGCCACCTGGTATCGTGTGAGTGTTCAGCGTGCCCACCCCGGCCATGTTCCCCGTGGTGTCCGCAATCGTCACCGCCGAATTCTGCAACAGCTTGCCCGTGGTGGTGTCGTATCTTGCGATCCCGTTGTCCGTAGCCGCCCCAGGTCCGACCACATCCCCCGTGCCCGTGGGTGTCGCCCACGTCCCATCACCGCGCCAGAACGTGCTCCCGCTCGCACTGGTGCCGCTGTTCAGCCTGGCCACGGGAATGTTCCCCGCGAACTCAGCCGTAGCCGCATCAATAGCGCTGGTCGTGCTGCCACTGCCCACGAACAGCGAAGCCGTAAGCGTGTCGCTCACCTGGGCATCGGTCAGGCCATTGCCCACGCTCGTCGCGGGGAGCCCCGTCGCATTCGTGAGCACCAGCGCCGAAGGTGTCCCAAGCGCAGGCGTGGTCAGCGTTGGCGACGTGCCAAACACCGCAGCGCCCGTCCCGGTCTCATCGCTCAGCACGCCAAGCAACTGGCTCGATGTGGTAGCCGCGAACTGGCTCAGCGGGTTCGCTGTCAAGGCATCCCCGCCGCTCGATATCGTCACCACGCTCGCATCGTCGCCCGAGTCATCCGTCACCGTCACGCCCGAGCCGACGAAGTTCAATTTCGTCCGCGTGGTCAGCGGCGTGCCTTCGTCCTCGATAGTGTGCCCACCGCCCCCACCACCCGCGCCCAGGGTCGTATCGCTCCCCGCGTCGTTGGTGAACATGAGGGTAGAAGGCGTGGTGTTCTTCGTCCACAGGTAGCCGAACCCCGCGCCCGGCGTGGAAGAGTGGTCCGCCTTCTCCTTGAAGACAATATCGCCGCCGCTCACCAGTTCCAGATTCGTCGTGCTCGGGTTCGGCCCGATCTGGATGCTCGTGTACCGCTGCGCAGCCGCCGCGATCAGGGTCACACCCAGCAGCAGCGCAAGCGTAAGGCCCAGCCGGGAAGGGGTAGATCTGTTTTTCATGTTGGGTGTTCCTATGCTTGGTCAGATAAAATAGAAGTCAAATCAAAGTGACACCACGCGAGATTGCACATCACCCCCAGGTTGGCATCGTCCGCCGAAAAAGGCACCGTCCCAGGCAACCCGATAAATGCCAAAGTTATGTCATCCCGCGCAGCCGCAAGCGGTATTTGTGTGGTTGATATCGGCAAATAATTTACCTGCCCAGGTATCGCCCCGAGCGAGATAGTGTGTGTGTCCCCATCGAGGTCAACATCAATGGTCGTGATAGTCCCATCCTCGATGGTCCCCAGCGCAGACACAGAAGCGCCCGCATAGCAACTCGCCACGTCGTCAAAATAGCCCGAGGTGGGAGCCGCCAGCCCGACGTTGCTCACATGGTCGCGCGCCTGCGCGTTGCTGCCGCTGGTCAAAGTCGCCTGCACGAAATTATTGCTGCTGAGTCCAGTATCGACGGACGTAGGGGAGTCGGCCAGCATCGTTGTCCATGCCGTCTGGCGCGGCGGTGATCCCGAAGCGGAATAAACATCCCATGTCATTCGCGCTGCGGAAATACCGACCCATGCAGGATTGACCAACTCACCGCGATAGCGCCGCGCATAAATCATCAAGTCGAGCGCGTCTTGCATGGCTTGCCAATATCGCGCCTCCTGCGGTCGTATCGGGTTCGCGTCCAAGTCCGTGCCTATGGCCGTCTCCACTGCCGCCTTCGTCAATGCAGTATTGCCGAGGGACGTTGTTGTAAACACCGGGTCAAAGCTCGCACCAGCGAGCATGGCAATAATCGCGCCGCGCACCCGCTTCAAGTTCTTCTCTGCATTCGATTCGACGCCTGCCGCGCGGATATTCAAAATGTCCGCCAGGGTAATGTCGGCTGCCTCCGTCCCGTCCGCCTTGAAAAATTCCGTCTTTGTCAGCGCAAGCGCCGCCTGCCGTTCGTTCACGGCACGGCAAAGTTCAAACATGGCAGTGCGCGCATTGCTCGGCGTTCCGCCCATGTAGGTCCCCGCATATGTCGGCACCGTCCAAGCCATCGCTATTCCCAGAAGTTCAAAGCGTCCCACCCAGACTTCGCCGGATTGGGTACACACACCATGCCGTTGTCCGATCCACTGCCCTCCACACGGCCAAAGCTCCGCACGTCCACACCGCTGGCCGCAGTAAGCCCGGCCTTGGTGGTCGCTTGGAAGTGCAACTCATCCCCCGCGCCGATGTCCTGCCAGTCGGCTCCGTCATGCATCTGCCCTTTATCGGTCCCGTCATTCCAGCGCACGTCACCAGCCCGCGCCACCCGTGCCTCACGCTCGCTGTAGTTCCTGCCCATCGTCGGGTAGCGGTCGCCATCCACATCAAGCGGCTGCTGTAGCGAGTCCACCAGATCGCCGATCAAGTCCCCGAGCGTCTTCGTCTGGTTCGCAAGCTCCACCCGGATGGCCACAGGCCGCGAGAAGTCCACCTCGATGCCCACGATCTCAACCGTCGTGTCAACCCCGAGCGTCGTATCCACCACCCGATACTTCCCGCCGATCTCGATGTCCCGCCACCCCGCAATGCCGTCCGCCTTCGCCAGGTCCAGCAGGTCAACATCGATCTTCACCTGGGGCGTGGCGAATTCCTCAAGGATCCGTGTCGCCACCCTGAGCAGTGTCTCAGGGTGCCGGATGCGCCGGTCCACCTTAATCGCAGGACTCAACCCCCACGCCGTCACGCTCGCCGCGTCTTCCAGGTACTCTTCCGCCTCCCCCGCGTCCGTCAACTTCAGCCGGTCCCGCACGTCCAAGCCATCGCCATACATGTAAACGCGATTCACCAGCAGGCTGTAATCCGTCTCGGCCTGTACGTTCTGCACGTTCCGGCCCCGCGTGATCACCTGCTCGCCCGTGTCGCCCGGTATCAATCGCCACTGGAATTTCCCCTTCGCGTCCAGGTAAAACCGCCCGCGAAAGTCCTTGGGAATCGCCGTCTGAAGCTGGAGCAGCGCCGCATGGATGTTCGAATCCGCCACATAGAAGGGCAACTCGATGTCCGCGATCTCCGGTTCAATCGTGCCGAGTTCGATCAACGCCGCCTGCGCCTGGAGTGCCAACAACGCCGCCACGTGATCACCCACGGTAATCCCCGCCGTCGCCGCGTTGTACTCAAGCACCACCTCATCACGAAGCTGCGCGATCTTGCCCTGGGCCACGATCTCGATGTAGCTCGCGTCACCCTGGCCAATAGGGCGCCGCCGCTGAATCTGGAACGTGTCCACCACGAAGCCCCACCGGTCCCGCAGCACGATGTAGTTAGGCCGCGTCAAGTCCGAAGCGCCCTCCGAACCGAAAGCCACCTTGAACTCCAGCGTGCTCGCCTGGTCCAATTTCCTTTGCAGCTTGCCGCTTATGATGTGCGGCACATACGCCACCCGCACCCCGTCCTCGTCGTACACCTCCACCCGCCAGAACCGAACCCGGTGCGCATAAATCGGGATCAGCGTTACAGTCCCATCAATGCCCACCACCGTGATCGCGCCGCCGTCGTTCGGGTCGCTCTCATCGCCAATGCTCCAGAAGCTGGCCGTCGTCGGCTCGCCATCAAAGCCCGGCGTGCCCGTGCTCGGTTCCGTGCCGCCCGTCCCGCCAAAGCCCGGCGTACCCGTGAACGTCTCCGTGCCCTCCGGTGCCGTGTAGCCCGTGTCCCCCGTAGGCCGTTCCCAGGCTGGCAGATCAAACACATCGGCAATCGTGACCGAAGCCGCAGGCCAAAGCGGCTGCGTCCCAATCTCAAAATCACCGATCAAAGCACTCATTCAAAAACCTCGTTGCTCAAGTTTTTCACCCTTCACCCTTCACCCTTCACCCTTCACCCTTCATCACAGCCAATTATCCGTATTCGTGATGTAGCCGTTGCTCGCGTCGTCCGTGTCCTTGATTGAGGTCATCCCCACCCGACAATAGATCTCACACAACTTCAGCGCGTCCGCGTCCACACTTGGCGCAGCCGGTGATCCCGCCTCTGTCCCCGCCTTCACCTCGATGTTCCCCTCCTGGTCAATCTGGATCACGTCAATGCGCGGGTTCGTCACGGGTGCGATAAATGTCTTCGTCGCCGTGGTCCTAAGCGCCACAGGCTGACCCACAGCGAAGCCTCCCCCCGCCGTGATCTCCACCGTGAGGCTTGGCGAACCCTCAGCCTGCACATAAAGCCCGCTCTGAAGTCGCCCGTTCGTCTTGCCGAACTGGCCCCACAGGAAATACTCCAACTGCGCCAGCCGCTCCGCCAGGTCGTTGTGATGTTCCCGGTAGTAGTAGTGGCCCACATAAGCATCCGCCGAGTGGCTTGCCGCCGTGCTCCCGCCATAGCCCCGTGTCACCGTCAGGGTGTCCAGCCCTGCCGAGGGTGTGTCCACAGCAATCGCAGTGACAAGCGCCTTCTCCGTCCCACAATGCACCACCACATCCTGAAGCGCACTCGGCACCGGCAACCCGGTAGCGCCCGAAGCCTTCAAAACCCAGCTTGTAACAGCCGAGTTCACCGTCGTATTAAGCTGCGCGAACCACCGATCCGCAACCTTATGTATTGCTCGCTGGGCCATCAGCTAACCTTTCGCCGTGTAAGAATAATCCGCCGTCGCCCCAACCAAACCCGTGATCGTGATCACATTGCTCACCCCACCTTGAATCTGCGGAATCAACCCGGTCACATTCTCATTTCGTCGCGTCCAGGTCGCCCCGCTGTCCGTCGATACCTCGCACCGCTGCGTCTCACTGCTCAGCCTGAGCCACGCATTCACCGCCAGCGCATTCGCCCACACCACGCTCTCCCCCGTGTAAGCGTTCGACACCTGTACCGACGCCGCCCCGGTCGCGCCATTCTTGATCGTCAGCACCCAGTCTGTAAGCTGTGTTCCGCCTGGTGTCATCTTTCTCTTTCTAAATGGTGGAAGGATTCGTGGGAATGCTCGCCGCCGTCACCGTCGTCGCTGTGCTCGCTTCGGCCCAGGGCTGCGGGGCGTAAAGGGTCAGCACCAGATCCACCGTCACCGGGGTCTCATTCGAATAGGCAACTTTAAGCACCCGCCCGCGCCACTGCTTTCCCGCGTGCGCGTCGAACGTCAACACCTTGCTGCCCGACTGCGTGAGCCAGGTAACCCGCTGGATATTCTCTTTCTGTGCCAGTAGGTTCTCGTAGCTCGTCGCCACAACCACCCCCGACACCACACCCGTCCGCCCGTCAAACGTCGAACCCTGCGCCGCGTCCCCGTCCGCCATAGCAAGCCGGTCCCGGTTCACCCGAGCGTCAGGCGGCGTAACGAAATCATTCGCCTCCACCACAAAGCCATAGTTCGCCCCGCCCAGGTCGATCCCGTCTATCGTCATGCTATGAGCCATTAGAGACCACGCGATCTGAGTTCAAGCTGAAGCTGTTCAGCCGCCATCCGAGAGAAAGCGCCCGGATCCGTAATGCCCGAAACATTGAAAGTCAGACTGATACCGCCACCGAAGCCGCCACCGCCCCCGCCTCCACCTGGGCCAGCCATCGCGTACTGCGGACCACCACCACCAGGCCCCGCCATCGCGTACTGTGGACCGCCGCCACCACCGCCGCCCCAGCCAATCAGGCCCTGTGCCTTTTCAAGCACACTCAGCCCGATGTTTTGCAGCCACATAATCCCATCAATGATCGGACCCCATATAGTCATCCATGCCGATGAAATGGCGCGCCACACAACGCCAAGACCATATTTTAGTTCATCCCAGTAGTAGTAGATCGCCGCCGTCGCCGCCGCCACAATCGCCACCACCGCCCACACCGGCAAACCAATCGCAGCCGCCAGGCCCGAGGCCGCAGTTGCCACAATCGCAAACGCAGCCTTCACAAGAATCCAAGACTCCGCCACCGCCGCCGCAATTTTGATCACAATGCCAGCAGCAAGTATCAGCGCACCCAGCGCACCAGCCACCACACCAAGCGTTGCTGCAAGTTCTGGATTCTTCTCAACCCATGCGGCAAACTTCTCAATCACCGGAGCCACCGCATCCAATATTCTGCCGAGCGCCGGGGCAATCGCATGGCCCATGGCTTCCGAAGCCAGAACCATCTTCCGCTTCACGCCCTCCAAGTCGTTTCCGAGCGTCTTATATTGCTCGGAAAGGTTTGCTGTGGATTCCTTCATTTCGTCCATGGAAGTCATGCCCATGGTCATCGCCAGCACGGTCTTGGCCCCCAGATCCTCGAACTGCGACCCGATCAGACCCACGCCTGCCTGAAGCTGGACCGCCTGATCCTTCGTCCCCCGTAGCTTTTCGATCACCAGATCCCAGGCGTCTGCGGTGGTCAAGGTTCCCGCGTTGATCTGCGCTGTGATCTGGCCAATGTCCAGCCCGATCATGGCCATCGCGCCTGCCGTGGCCTTAGATCCGTCCAGCAGCCGCACGCGGAATTCCTTGAACGCATCCGCCGCCTTGTCCGTGCCGAGCATGCCACTTTGCATGCCGGTCTCCATCATGCTGAAGAACTGCGCAGCAGTCGCCCCACCCTCGGCAAACTGGGTGGAGTATTCGCCAATGGATTCCAGGAAGTCCCCCGAGGTGTTCATGCCCCGCTGCATCCCCAGGGTCAAAAAATCAAAAGCCTGTTGGCTCGTTAGTCCAAAGTTCTGCATCAGGCCAGTGACCGCGCCTACGCTTTCGCCGATGTCCACCTGGTAAGCGTCCCGCAGCATGTAAGCGTTTTCTGTGGCCTTCACGATCTCCTCATTAGACATAACGCCGACTTTCGCCAGACCCACAGCGATCTCCTGAATAGCCACGCCCACGTCCGTCAGGCTCTCGCCGAAGTTGTCGCCGTACACTTCCCTGATCATCTGGCGAAACCGTTCCGCCTCTTCCTTTGGAAGGCCCAGCGCCGCCACTATCTTCGTTGAGGCTTTGCTCACTTCCTCCGCCGCGCTCAGTGCCTTATAGCCGATTCCAGCAACAGCCCCCGTCACCGCCGCGCCAACGCCCATCATGGTGTTGCCCACCGTTTTCGCGATGTTGCCGAAGTTCTTCTGCACATTCGCACTCACGTCGCCCATGGCCTTGTTCAGCGCCTTGGTTTCAGCGGTAATCTGGAAAACTATTTCACCGGCCTTGAATGCCATCGGCTAACCCTTCTCCCAGATCGAACCCTCGATCCGGTCTTCGCTTAGTTCTATCGTGCCCGGCTTCTTCTTCGACTTCTTGTGCTGCTTCTTGTACCGTTCCGACATCCGCCGCAGCATCAACTGAGTGATACCCGGCGTCCATTCCCGATCCAGTTCCAGCAGGCTCGCGCCATACTCATGCTGAATCAGGTCGTAGACTTCCGACCAGCCCGTTTTGTTTTCCGGTTGCCCGCTGGAGGGGCCACCGGCACCATCCCCGCCAGCGTCGTAAAAGGGAGCATCACCACCTCGCGGATGATCGCCATCGCCGTCAAGCGTTCCGTGTCCGTGGCGTTCTCGGCAATGTGTTCCCAGTCCGCTTCAATCTCGGGGGAGAAGCGCCGGATCGACTGATCCAGCATCGTCTCCATCCGGTCCAGCGTCCTGGGGTCATCCTCGCGCCACTTGGCCGCATCCGCGCCAAACTGCGCAATCGCCAGCCGTATATCACGCGCCCGCGCATTGCTCGCCTCGCGCACCGGATACGACCGACCACCCAGAACCATGGCCCCGTGTCCCGGCACCACGCCAGACAGAATCTGATCGTCCGTCCTGGGCGTCACCGTATTGCCATCCTCGTCCATGCTCTTTCCTTCTTCAGCCTTCATCCTTCAGCCATCATCCGAGGATCACAGCCGCTTCAAACGTCTGCACCAGTGTGCCGCTCACGTCAATCGTCTTGTGGGTCGCGTCAACATCTGCGCTCGCGTCCGCCAGGGAAAGGCAAAGCGCGCCACCCGCAGGAACGATCACACTCCCGCTCGTGCCGAAAATCAGATACCCATTCGAAGCACCGGCCACGATGGTCATCGGGTTCGCGCCCAGGTTCTTGAAATAGAACCCCTGTACCTTCAGACCGTTGCCGTCGCCCGAGCCACCCGCCACCGTCCGCAGCGCGCGAAGGTCCAGGGTCTTCGCACCAGCGATCAGCGCGTAAACCGCACCCGAGAACACAGTCGCCGGACTCGGAGTGATCGTCTCATCGAACAGCGTGTGCTGCACCGTCCGCGCGGTCGTGCTCAGCGTGTCATCCGCGATCAACTCCGAAGCAGTGATCCCAATCTTGATAACCGGACTAGAAATACTCATTGCTCATATTCTCCTATTCCCGCCCGCAGGGCGTCTTCATTCGTAATTCATAATTCACAATTCATAATTCATCACGCCGTCCGCGTGTGGCACTTCCAAACGCGTTCGCCATCGCTCCCAGACTCATATTCATAAGCCTCGAAGACCACCTCGATCTGCTCTTCCTGCGTGTCGTCCAGTTCGCTCTTGGCGTTCTCATCCGCCGCAACCATGCGGAACTGCCACACCTTGGCCGCCGTAATGATCAGCATCTGATAGAAATTGATCGTGCCGTCGTCGTTGTCCGTCACCACCCCGCCCGTTTCAGCAGCTGAGGCCATGGCCACTTCCCACGCGGCCACATCGCTCTCCGCCAGGGTAAGCGTGATCGTTGCGCCCTTGGTGATGTTCGCCGCGCCAATCGGCGTCAGCTTATTCATCGGGCGAAACTTCCGCCGCTCCGCCATGAACTCGAGAGACGCCTTGGATCCCTCACTGAGGAAGCCCACGCTCGTGAAGCCCGTAGTGCTCACCGTTCCGCCGAGCGTCCCGGTAATCGTCGGCATCGCCTGGGCAACAGGCCCGAGGTAAATTTCCGGCTTCGGAATAATAAGATTCGCAACTGTTCCCATGTCTTAGATCTCCTTGAATTTGCCGCGAAAGCGGCCCACTACCAGCTTGTGTTTTGTGCCGGGGTGCGTCATAGGCTCCCCGGTGCCATCCGCATGCATCGCCATAATCACACCCAGCACCCCCACCGTCTCCATGTTCACGTTGTGGAGGCGATCCCGAAGTGCCTCATAGACCGCCTTCGCCGCCCGCCACTTCCCCGCACCGCCGTAGCAGTGGAAGAGGTACGTGCAATCCTCCATCTGCCCCCGCGTGTACGGGTCGCCATCATCCAGCAGGAAGACCAACTGCGTGGCCGTATCGTCAAAGCCCTCAGGCGTCTGGCCATACTCGATCCGCGTCTCCACCAGGTTATATAGCGCGTTCCCACTCTCCGTGAGGAAGGCATACAGGATCGCGTCCGCGTCAATCATACCCACGGTTTCCCGCTCAGAAGAGCCTTCTTCACCTTGCGATAAGCAGGCCAGATAAAAGGCATCTTCTGATCAATGTACTTCGTGCCCCACTCGATATAGCTCGAATGGTCCGCCGCCGCCGACACCTGGCAACTGAGTGCGCCCGTCTTCTGATAGTCTATGTTCGACTTCAGTTCGCCCGTGCTCTCGATGAAGCTCATCGCGCCCACATTGCGCTCCGCTTCCGCCGCGATGTCCTGACCCATCTGCTGGATCTGGTCGCCGGTCAGCCCGGTCACGTGCGCCACCCAGTCTTTACCGCCCAGGTTGATCTTCGCGCGGATGCCCACCTTCATAGCGTCACCTGTCGAAGTTCCGCCGCGCCATGGTGGCCAGCCCCGGAAACGTCGGGATCCACGGTGACCACTTCCCAGTAGTCCCCGTCGATCTCCACGCGGTCCGAAGCCCGAAGGTCAAGCCCCAGGTCAAACCAAACCTTACCCAGCCGAAGCGCCGCCTTGCTCTCGTCCGTCCGTTCCTCGCCGCCCGTAGGTTGCCAGCGCACCGACACGGCCTCCTCGATGGCGCCCCAGGTTCCCTCGCTCTCACCGATAGCGTTCTTCGAAGGCGAACCCTCGCGCCATACGTCCATCGTGGTATTTTTCAGGCTGTCGAAGCTCATACCAGTTTTCCAAGGCCCATGAGCGCACGCTCAAGAAACTTCATTTCGTCGCCTTCATCCGAAAGCGTGTAGCTGTAGTCCCCGATCCGCTCCGTCTTCATCCCGGCCTTGCCCTCGCGACTCAGCCCCGAGATCGCCAGCGTCACGCAAGCCCGCACCACCGCCACCGGGTACTTCGCCAGGCTCACCGCAGCCGCCGCATGAATCGCCGCAGTGGTCCCATTCACACCGCGCAGCACCACGGCATTCAGCGTGCCCAGGCTCTCCACATAAATCTGCTCCGTCCCGATCTGGATCGTGTGGCCCGCCTGGACCACCCCATCCGCGCTGAGCGTCAGTGTCGTGCCGTCCACGCTGGCCACCGTCCCCGTGATCGTCTTCGCGTCCCAGGGGCTTGCGCTCAGCCCGTCGCCATACCCGAAGATACCGGTAGCCTTTATGTACCGCCGCTGCTCCACGAAGCCGTAGTCACCATTGACGTGCATCTCCACGCCGAACTTCGGGAACGAGTTGTAGGGGAACGAAACCCAGTCCGTCCCCTCCACCCAAGTCTCACCGTCGAAGGTTCCATCCAGATCGCTGTCCATCGCAAGCGCCGACAAACTACAGAAGTCGTCCAGCCAGGCCAGGTCACCGGACGGCGCATTGAAATACCGCACCGCGCTCGACACATAGAACACCCGGCCACAATGCTGCTCAATCCGACGACTCGCCGCCGCCAGATGCTCCAGATAAAGCGAGTCCCGCGCCGTGCTCGTCACATTCAGCGCGCTCTTCAAAGCAGTCAATGTCGCATAGAGGTTCATGCGTTACCCAATCACAACGTGGAACGTGCCCGTCTTCGAAACACCACCAGCAGCGACAACGATCTTCACCCGGTCATTCGCCAGATAAATGTGATCCTCAACCGGCTCACCACCAGCCGCATACAGGCTCGCCACCCCAACCCCGTCATAGGTAGGCTGCCTCGGTGCCTTGATAGCGGCCGAGTCCTGGTTCACCTGTACCCAAAGCTGCTGGCCCGTAGCCTCGCTCGTGATCGTGAAGTCCACGCCATTCGCGTAGTCCGTCTTCACATAATGAATCTGGAGCACCCGCCCCGTAACCACAGGGCTGTACGCCGTGGCATCGCCACTCGCATCCACCGTAACCGGCACAACAAATCGTTGAACATGCATCGCCAAAACTCCCGCGCAAAGCGCGTTCTTCCTCCAGACTCCGGACTACGGACTCCAGACTCTTAAGCTGCTTGCTTGATGATCTCGAAGCCGAAGATGAACGTGCCATCAAACGCCGCACTCGCGTGACGGTTCTCCAGCAGGATCGTGAAGCTGCCGGCAGCGGGGATGCCATAGAAGATCTCCGTGCCTTCGTCGCTCGTACCGCCCTGGCGCCATACGCGGAGGATGTCCGCAGCAGCGCAGAGGGTATTGGTGATCGTCAAGGTCACCGCCGCGCCAGCCGCCGTGGTCAATGCCTCAGTCGTGATCAGGCCCATGCGCTTGCTCAGCGTTCCGGCGTTCGTGCTCAGCGTTACCGCCGCCGTTTCCGCCTCAATCACCGCAGCGCCATCCAGCCGGATCCGGCCCTCGTCCGAAACGTGCAACTCGTCCGCGCCCTGCTTCTCGTAAACTTTCCTGTTGTAGCTCATGTTCTATATTCTCCCGCGCAACGCGCGTCTTGTTTCCTAAAGACTCCAGACTCCAGACTCCAGACTACTTTTCGTCCGCCTTTTCCCGCTTCGAAGAACCCTTATCAACCGCCGTCTCCCGCTTGCTCTTTGGTGCCTTCTCTTCCTCCGGACTCCGGACTCCAGACTCCAGACTCACATACGGCACCATCGCGTCAATCCGTTCCGCAGCACCATCAGCCACCAGGTCTTTCGCCTGCGCCTCAGAAACCTCAATCGTCCGACCGGACGGAAAATTCCCATCCGGCCCCGCAACCCGCTTCAGCAGGTGAACCTTCACACGCATCACCATCCCCTTTCATAATTCATAATTCATAATTCATAATTCTTTCCGCCCAGGAGTGGGGGTGGCACTCGCGCACCACCCCCAACCATGGCAACCCTACAAGGCGACAGGCCCAGCAGAAGGAAAGAGATCATTAAGCGGACGGCGAACTGATACCGATCTCGTGATCGATCACGGTCGCGTCCTGGGTCACTGGCGCCTTGCTCGGCTCGGACTGGATCGCGATGATCCCGCCCACCACAGCATTCTGCGTGGTGCGGGTCAGCACCGCGCGGGCATAGCGCTTGGTCGGCTTGTGCAGTTCCACGGCCAGGATCTTGCTGTCCGCATCACTCGCGCCAGCCGTGAAGGCTGCGTTGATCGTGGTGTCGGCCATGTCGCTGCCAGCAGCCACGTCGCCGTGCTCGATGTTCAGGCCCAGCACGCACCCGCTCGTCACGTCGCCGGTCAAGGCGATGAACGTCACGGTGTCGAAACCGCTCATGTCAACGATCTCACTGGTGAGTGCCGTGGTATTCGCAGCGCCCGCCGCTTCGCCTACCGACAAAACGTTGTTCTTCAAAAAGCTCATGTCGTTATTCCTTTCGCGCCTGGGCCGTGCCTTTAGCCGTGCCCAGGCGTTGATTGTTTTTGTTTCCTACAGACTCCGGACTACAGACTCCAGACTATGAAGCCAGTTTCCCGCGAACAAACGCCTCGGCAAGCACCGGCATGCCGTCATCTTCCGCGCGCGCGAAGAAACCAACCTGGTCGGTCGCGGCGTAGAGCTCGTTCACCCGCTGGATCCGAAGGTCAAGCGCATCGGCGATCCAGTAGTAACTCAGGTCACCGAGGATCCCGAAATACAGGCCCGCGGTGAAGGTGTTCGGGGCGTAGCGACTCAGCGCCACGGGGATGCCGAAGATGGTGTCACCCTCGCCCGAGGCCACGTTCTCGCGCAGCAGGTAGCGGCCTTCACCGTCCTTGATCTTCGCGATCTTCAGCATGCAGTCGGGGTGGAAGATCCACCGGGTTCCAGCGTTGCCCCAATAGGCTTCGTTCAGGGTGTACTTCATGCCCAACAGCCCGTCGAAGGTCGGGGCCGTGGTGGTCATGTCGGTGTTGTAGTCGCGGCTGGTGGGCACACCATTCGCGCTTGCAGTGAACACGCCCAGGGGCGAATCGCCGCCGTCGCCGTTCATGAAAGCGTTCTCGTCAACCACAGCCATCTTGTAGGCCAGGCGCTCTTCGATAAGGGCGCCAGCCGAGGGCACCTTCCGAAGCAGGGTCTGGGAAGACTTCAGGCGAATGGCATAGGGCGTCGGGGTCAGCTTGCGCTTGCCCAGGGCCATGGTGCTGTCTTCATCGCCGGAAAGAATTTCCGTGGTGCGGGTCGGGTCAGCCGGGTCAGCGTCAAGGCTGGGAACACCCAGGCTCTCGGCGTTCGGCACGCGATAGACGGTGCCAAGCTGCCGCATGAAGACCTGGTTATCAACAGCCTTGAGCAACTGGGTCACCATCTGCTGAGGGGTCTGGAGGTAACCGCCGGTCACATCCTGATCCACCTGAAGCGCGCGGAATTCCGGACCCATCTGGCCGCTGCGCAACCAGCCCTCATACGCCTTGTACTGACGGGCGCGAAGTTCAGATTCAGGGGTAACAGAGCGATGTTCGACGCCGCTGTTAAGGTCTACCTGCTCATTGGTCAACTCGGCCAGGCGCAGCGTCTCACGCTCCAACATTTCTTTGCGCTGGATCTGATCGCCCAAAGCGGTGTAATCCGCCATGAACGCTTCAAACTGCCCGCGCTCTTCCGCGTTGATGTCCCGGTTCTCACCATGCGCACGGGCGTCAATCGCCTGTGCATCGCTCAGGGCCTTAGCCCGTTTCTGACGTAATGCGTTCAGCATAGTTCTTTCTCCAGGGTTGCCAGCAGTAGCGCCCGCATTGCCCTCGCGTTGTTTCTGTCCATCGTCGCCTCCCCGCCCGGCTCGACAGAGTGGACCGCACTGGGGTCCGGCTCCGGAGTGGTGTCGCCTTCGGCGTTATCGTCTCCGGACCGCACAAGCGAATCCGGCAAAATGCCTTCTTTAACCCAGCCCGCCCGTACTTCCGCCGCCCGTGTACCGATCTCGGTGTCGGTATAAGCGGGGAACGTCACCGGGCTCACCTCCCACAATTTCACCTCAAGGATCTCGCGCAAAAGCATCTCGCCTTCCGCGCGCACCACGTTCTCCTTGATCACCTCGAAGCCAAAGCTCATCTGGCTCACGTCGCCCCGTTCGATGCTCTCAAGGAACCCGGCATTCATGCCGAGGCTCGGCGGATCGTTGTCCACCTCCAGCCCCCGCGCACTCTCGTATAGCGAAAGCGTTCCGGCCCGCGTGGAACCCATGGGAAAGTTCGTGTCATGGTTCCAAAGCATCTTGATGTCACGCTCTGCAATCGTCTTCGTCAGCGCACCAGGACGAACCACCTCGCGAAATTCGCCACCAATCACCGTCTCCGAATTGAAGACCACCGCCAGCCCGCGCAACTTCGGCTTTCCGTCCTCGCTCGCCCGCACCTCGAAAGGCACCGCACGTCTCTCAATAAGCCCTTTCACCGCGAACCCTCCATGTCATTCGTCATTCGCAATTCGTAATTCATAATTCCCTCAGCCCGCCGCCAGCATGCATTCGCAGCCGTTGTGCAAAGGTGGGTGAAGCACTTTGCTGTAAACCTTCAGCGGGCTCACCTCGTCATCCGCCGGATCGATCTCGTCGCTTGCTTCCACGAAGCCGTCTTCAATCCCCACCACCGAGCCGTCAAGCTCCTGGCAGATCGGGCAGGCCGTTCCGTTCGCAATCCAGACCAACTGGGTCACACCGGCACGGCGCATCGACTCACGCGCCACCGCATCACCCCACTGGATCGCCTCGCGCCCCGCCAGCTTCTCAGCCGCCGTCTTACCCGCGCCGCCACTGCGCCCGATGCCCCATTCTTTCAGCCGTTCATTGACTGAGGCGTAGGGGTCTTCCGAATCGCGCACCAGGGCAAGCAACTGCCCCAGGTGGCTCTCCGCCTGGCGTGCCGTGAAGCCCTTCGTGTAGTTGTCGATGAAGTCCCCGAGGTCCGGCACCGGCCCACCCAGTTCGCCTTCCACCGCACGCTTCACCGCATTCGCATAGGACCGCATCACCGGACCCAGGATCTTCTCCAGGGCCGCCGCATAGGCCGGGTTGTTGTTGTAGTACTTCTCAAGCGACGCCCCCAGGCTCGAAGCGTCCCGCGTAGCGCGGCCCTCCGTCCCCAGGTGCTTGTCCACCAGCTTCGTCACCTCGCGAATTTCCGCCCGCATCTGGCGCCCATAGGCATCCTCAAGCAAAGGCCGAAACACATCCCGAAGCCCCACCCGCGCCTTCACCGCGCTCAGCTTCGAAGCCCGCTGCTCCACCGTAGCCTTCGCGTCCCGCGTCTTCCTCTGCCCTGTGTCCGCATCCCCGTCTTGCGCAGGGGTCTGCGTTGCAGGTGCTGGTGCCTCCGGCGTCAGCCCAGGATCCCCACCAGGCGATGCCATATTCAGCGGCAGCGCCACCTCGTTATACTGCTCGCCCTCAAGGGGCTGGAGTTCTTTCAGGTCGCGCGCCTCATTGACCGACATCCAGGGTTGGCCGACTGCCACACGAAGTGCGTCGTTCTGAGTTTTGAGATCGGTTCTGAGAAGCGCGTCGACCAAAAACTTGATCACGTATTTTTTCCGCTCGTCCATGCTGAGCAGCAGGCTCTTTTTGTAGCGCTGCTCGATGTTCACGATCCACGGACCAAGACAAAGCTGAATGAACTGGAGCATCTGTTGCTCCGTATTCGTGAAGGTGCTGCGGCTCAGTTCCATGAGAAGGGAAGGAGGAACGCCCGTAAGCCGCGAAATGTCCTGCACCTGAAAGGTCAGCCCCTCGATAAGCTGAGCGTCTTTCGGACTCACCCCGAGGTTCTTCATCTTCATGCCGTAGGGCAGTCCGATCACCCGGTGCCAGTTGTCCTGGCCGCTCATGGACTCCTGGATCTTGTCGTAAAACCGTTTCTTCTCGTCGTCGTTGGGAAACTTGAACGGCTGTTCGGCTTCGATCACCGCACCGCCCGTCATACCGTTCTTGAAGACCCGCGCGCCGAATCGATCCATGGCCACACCCTTAGCGAGCGTCGTCCGCGATAGCTGGTTCAGGGCAAAGCCGAGGATCCCGCCGTCGTTGAAGCCTTTGATGTGGAGGATCTGATCAGCGGGGAAAAGCTTCTTCGCGCCGTTCTCCTGGTACTCGAAATAGAGCGCGCCATTCAGCCTTTTCGCCGTCATCCGGTGCGTATCCATCGGGAAGAGCGAAGTCACGAAACCATTCTTCGACATGATCTGCGCGTAGGCATCCCCTTGGAACGCGGCCCGAAACGCCATAGCCGAGTTGAATTCAAACGGCGTATATTCCACGTGGGGCTCGTCGTGAAGCACCCAGTGAAGCGGATGTTCTTCCGCCGCCTTAAGTTTGCCCTTGCCGTCCCCGGTCCGCTCGTAAATGTGGCACGGCATCAAGCCAATGCCCCACGAGATCATCCGAAGCGCCTGAATCAGTGCGGGCCACCCCAACACCTCCCCTTCGCCAAGCTCAAGCCCCGTGGCATCCTCACCCGACACCCCATAGAACATCTTCCGAGGATCGTCCAGCCGCGCCGGATGCACCGAAGACCGCCGCTCCAGAACCGAAGCAGCGGAACGACAAGCACGTGCCGCACTCGACAAGACGCCCATCAGGTTTTCACTTGTACAGACAAAGTATTCACTCCAGGAAATTACTTCCCTTTGCAAACACCTTGCCACATATCCACACAAAAAAATAGGCCCCCGTTGCTACACCATAGCAACAGGGGCAAAAGGTCTAACCTTTCACTTAGCAACTAATCACCGTCAAAGTGATCGAAGTACCCTGGCAAAACCTCGCGCGCACAAGGCTCGCAGAAGTAATGCAATCTTTCATCATAATACGTGTTGTTTTCTAGCCTGGCCTGTAGTTTCATTAATACCCATCCCTTGGGCAATCTATCTTCTTTCTCGAATGAAAATACAATTGGAATAACTTCGTCTTTGCCGCACTTTGAGCAAGCGACATTGATGACAGCGTTAAACTTGAAATTCTCACACATGCTGTTCTCTTTTCCTTCCTTGGCGCCTTCGCGCTTTTGCGTGCCATCCAATTTTTCATCCTACACCATATCAAAACGGACATTCATCAACGGAGGATAGGCATTCCTGCCTGTCCAGGGTCGCGTCAGCGGCCCGTGTTCTCTTCAACCTTCAACCTTCACCGAAAATTCCGATGCTTCACATTCCCCGCGCTCCGTGCCTTCCTCCGCTTGCCGGTCGCGTGCCGGTTCTGCTGTCTCAATTCGTGCCAGAACTGGATCCAAAGTGCGCGCAAATTCACAGCGTCCGCCTCCAGTCGTTCTCGGCTTCCATGCTGCCCTCCGCGATCATCGCCACGGCTTGCGGGCTGAGTCCGTAAACAGACAACACACCAACCAGACGCTTGCAGCGCTTTTCCCACTCGTCGCGATCTGCACTCAGCGCCTCAAACTTTTCCAGCCCGACAAACAGGCAATCGGGATCCATACCATCACGCACATCGTCGTGGATGTCTTTGGCTGCGTACACCAGAATCCCGTTTCGGTATCGCGGTCGGTCACCCATTGTCCCGGCCCTCCGCGATAGCGCGGATCTCGCGATAATCGAGATCGCCGTCTGGTGCCAATTCCAATATGGCATCCAGCCTGCGCTGCAAATCTGCGATCCGCGCCTCGTATGTAGCATTGTCTTTACGGCGAGTGTCTGCCTCCCATATCGATTCTCCCATGGCTTCCTTTAGTTTGGCTTCCATCGCGGCTATGTCTGCGTTGTGTAGCCTGAGCGCATCACCCAAGTGCTCAATTTCTTCGCCTCGTTTGACTGCCACGTTTACCCCGCCATGCTCGCTATATTTCCACATCGTCATCATTCTTCTCCCGCGCCTGCTTCCGGCGCTCCCGTGTCTGGTTCATCGTATGGTGAGGCGTCCATCATGTCCTGTATCTGCGTCGTGGTAAATGACCGCTTGAGGTCGTCCACCATCCACTGGCCTTGCACCGCGTCCATATGTACGCCCGCCTTGCCCGTTGGCGGCGCTGTCGGTTCGGGCGGCACGTAGCCGAGTCCCGGTATCTCCCACTGGCGTTTGGTGGCGTTCCAGACTTCTTCATCCATCCGCACGTAGGCCCACCGCGAAGGCCCGCCCCAGCGGTTGCCATTGCTGGCACGGAACGCGCCGTCGTGATACCAGACCACGATAGGGTTAGGGCTTGACGGGTAATAGGCGAGGATGGGCCAGCGCAGCACCCGCGTGCCCGTGGCGTCTATCGTGCCGTCCGGCCGGTCCGGTGTCGCGGGCGGCTCGTGCCATGCATACGCGGCGTAATTCTGGTACGGGATGACGTTGCCGTCCGGTGCGGGTACGTGCTGTATCCCCTCGCGGACGCGGCTGATTTTGTCGGTGCTGCCCATGGTCTGGGCCATAGCGACGACGGCGACGATGACGGTCGCGCCGAGGGCGTGGGTGAGTTTCATTTCGTATCCTCCAAGCACGCGGTCAGAAAGTCGCGGACCAGCCGAATGTTTCGTCTTCTGCCCAAGCGCCATTCATTCCTTTTCTCCAGCCCATAGCCGGGCGGTTGCGTGCGCGAGTAGCTGGCACTCGCGCAGGGTCGGGCGGGTGGCAAGTTCAACGCTTCCAGTGCATATCCTGAGCCACCAAACTCCGTACCATTCCACACAAAGAAATGGTCGGTCACCAATAACCTTCTCGTAACAGACGTTGCTTAATTTCGTCCACCCCGTCGTGTCACTCATACCTCGGTCTCCGCGATTGGGACCAGCGCGACGGATGCCGCCAGTCGATCAGCCCACGCCTCCAGATGCTCCGCCAGCCAGTACTCCCCGACACCCTGGAGATCGCTCGCCTTCTCTCGCATTTCATCAATGATGCTCATCCCGTTTTCCTTTCCTCGTTGTCCATTGTCAATTGTCCATTGTCCATTGCCTTCTCCACGCTCTTGAACAAATACCCGCAGCAGATACACCGGTGATACCGAACCCGGCACCCGTCCTGCACCGGCAAAACCCGATACGCCGCCGTGAGCTCACCGCAATCAGGACACAAAGCCCCACCGGGTTTCGGTCGCAGATATTCAGCCATGTTTCAGTCCTTCCCGCTTTTGCTCGTGTCCTTGAATGACTTACGCTTGGGTCCCACACCAAGCCATGATCTAAATTCGTTCTCTGTCGTCGGCCACACGCGGCCCGCTGCTTCCCATCGCGCGTTCGCAGCATCAATCGCCGCTTGCGCCTTTATTGGATCGGACCCGATCAAAACATTTATGTTTTTCCCTCCTATATTTTTGGATGAATTACACCATCCTCGTGCGGTGATGCTTAGGTTCAGTGGTGCCTTTCCTGTTTTGGGGCCCACGCCAAGCCATTCCCTGATCTCTTCTTCCGTGTCCGGCCACACGCGCCCCGCCGCCTCCCATCGCGCGTTGGCCGCGTCCACACGCGCCTGAGCCTTTATAGGATCGGAACCAAGGTAAATTGTTAAATCTTTGCCGCAGATGTTCTTGTGGGTCGAGCATTTTCTTGTTTTAGGTACCGAAAGACGCAATGGATTCATTTCGCGTTTCGGGCCAACTTCTAACCATTTTCTAAAATCTTCCTCGGTATCAGGCCATCCGCCTTCCGCTTCCCAGCGGGCATTTGCCGCATCAATCCCCGCTTGCGCCTTCACGCGATCTCTACCAAGAGTTACAATTATTGATTTTCCATTTATTACTTTCGATGTCCGATAATTTCCAGACCACCAAACCAGGTTCACCGGCCCAAGTCGCACCAACTCCCCATTAACCTCCACTGGTTCCAGCATCGCCCGCCCACAAGCCTCACAGCCAGATCTGCCGTCCCCGGCGATCCGACCGCAGGCCGAGCATTGCCGCACCCCGCGCCGCTCGCCCTCGCGCATATTCCTCGCCTTGCCCTCAAGGCTGTAGCTCAGTGCGTCCATGGGATACCAGCCGTTGCGCTCGAAGTTGCCGACATGATCGAGTACTACGATCTTGCTACCGGGCAGTGCTGTCTTGCGCAAACCACGGCCCACCTGCTGCATCAATACCCGGAGTGACTGAGTGGGCCGAAGCAGGATCACGCAGCCGACGGATGGAACGTCCAGCCCCTCACCGATAAGCTCACAGGAAACAACCACCTTCATCCGGCCATCACGCAGCGCATTCAACACGTCACGCCGTTGCGTGTCCCCCATCGTGCCATCAAGGTACGCCGTGGCAATGCCCGCCCGACCAAAGGCCCTGGCAACGTCGCGCGCGTGCTTGCGGGTCACGCAGTAAACCAGCGCCCGGCTTCCGTTCGCCCGCTTGATGTAATGGTCCACCGCGCTCCCCGTGATGGTCTTCTGGTTGACACGCCCCGCAAGTTCTTCGCCAGCAACAAAATCACCATTGTCCTTCTTGATGCCCTTTAGGTCTACTTTTGGGGTGTCGTTGGATGGGCCATACAATTCAGCCTCGCTCAGGTACTCGGGGGTCAATTCGGCAATTCCAGGCCCTTGAATCAGGGTCGTGAAACCTGCCGAACCAATCCCAATCCCATCTTTTCGGAAGGGTGTTGCGGTCAACCCAAGCACGTGCTTGGCTCCGCTCAATACTTTCTGATAGCTAGCCGCCGCCGCATGGTGCGCTTCATCGACGATATACACATCAAAGCGGTTCTCGGCTGGCCGCGCCGCGAGTGCCTGCACGGTCGCCACCTGCACAGAGTATTCTGGCTCAGGCTTAACACCTCCGCGAATGATGCCGTGAGGCACATCACCCAGCGCCGCGCTGGTCTGGTCAACCAGGTGCCTGCTGTTCACCACAACACAGACCCGCAGATCGGCAAACATCCATTCCCGCAGAAGGTGACAAAACATCACCGTCTTGCCCGCTCCAGTCGAAAGGGAGTAAAGCACCCAGGAGTGCGACCAGAATGCGGACCGGATCGCAATAACATCCCGTGCTTGATAGGGCCACAACTTCAACGAACCCGCCGGACCAAACCGGCTATCATACTGCTCTGCTTTCATTTCCTTCTTTCCTTTCCTTCGTGCACCTTCGTGCTCTTCGTGGTGAATCCTCTTCTCTTCTCTTCTCTTCTCCTCCCTCTCCGTGCCTCCGTGGTCAACCTACATAAACCGAACTTCCTGTAAGAACCACCCCAGCCGCGCACCGCACAGCCCCGTCCAGCGCCTCCACGGCGGCAATCGGCCCGTCAATCTTGTAGGCAATCTTCTTCCCCTGCTTCACCAGCTTCACCTTGCCCTCGCCATCGGCAACCATCTGGCAATTGCCCACCATCCAGTCCATCGTCGGATGCGCCGCATGGATGATCCGCTCCTGGATCATCAGCCTTTCGAACTCCTTCGTCGGCGCATTCATCCACCCAAAGCCCTGGCCAAACTCAACCATCGGCAGATCGTCATACTCGATCAAGTCGCTCACCAACTGCGCCGCGCTCCACTTGTCATAGTTCCACCGCTCCGGCTCGAAGCGCCGGTGAATCTCCACCAGGTCGCGCCGGATCGTCTTGTAGTCCGCCACCTCACCCGGCGTCAGGTTCAGCCAACCCTCATCCGCCCACTGGCTGTAGGGCGCGTTGTGCTGCTTCTCCAGATCCCCGATGTTCTCCACCGGCAACCAGAACCAAGTCAGCAGCAAATGGCAATCGTCAATCGAGTAAGCCTTAAGCAGGTCGGCTTCCTCTTCCCCTTCCTCCAGACTCTCCCCTCCAGACTCCAGACTCACCTCATAGTTGTTGGGTGGGAACCACAGCGCCGCCGCACTCAAATCGTTCACCGCCGCAAGGTCCAGCCCGCCAAAGCACCTCCGCCCCTGGGCCAGTTCCTCCACCATCCTCACCCGCTCCAACCCATCACCCTGCACCGCCCTCGAATTCCACTTCTCAATCTTGAACGCAGCCTCCCTCGTCCGCACCCAGATATTCAGGCTGTACCGCTGGAAGCTGCTTACCTTGCTCGGCATGTTCAAGGCTTCCTGGGCCTCCGCTTCGAACTGCTCAAAATCAATCGTTACCCCGAGGTTGGGGTTCGCCCGATACCACAGGTCAGGCTCCATCCATCGCTCTTTCAACTCTTCCGGCACGCTGCGGATATAGGCAAAGAAGTACGGGTCTCGCCCAATGCCACCGTCGCCACTCAGCAGCCGCCTGGCGTACGTGTGCTGCTCCCAGCCAATCCCGTGGGGGTCGTACTCGCCTGCCGTGGTGATGGAAATGAACATGGGTTGGCGCCGCGTCCGGCCACCGTAGATCAGCACGTCCCAAAGTTTCCGATCCTGCTGCATGTGAAGCTCGTCGATCACCAACCCCGATGTTTTGTAGCCGTCTTTGTTCTTGTGCTCTTTCGACAGCGCCCGGTACGTGCTCCCGCTGGGTAAATGCTCCCCGCGCTTCCGGCTCGGGGTCCACTTGATACGCCCCTCCAGGAACGGACTCGCCTTGGCCATCTTCTCAGCCTCACCAAAGACGATCTCGGCCTGCTCTTTCTCGCCTGCCGCGTTGTACACCTCCGCGCTCGCCTCCCGATCCGCGATGGCCAGCTTCAGACTCAGCCCCGAGCAGATCATGCTCTTCCCGTTCTTCTTCGGGATCTCCACATGCGCCTTCCTGAAGCGCCTGGTGCCCGACTTCCGCATCCACCCAAACAACGGCATCAAGAGATCGAACTTCTGCCAGTTCAGCGGCTCGAAGGGCTTCCCGGCCCACTCGCCAACGCAATGGCGCAGCAATCGGAAGAAACCAACGGCATAAAACCCCGCGTTTTCGTCGAAATAGCACCCTCTTTTCACCGCTTCCACGTCGTTCCAGGTGCGGATCCAGCGCCAATCGAACTTCACCGAGGCCCGAATTTCGGCCCAATCCACATGCTCAACCGCGCTTTTGACGTACTCACACACCCATTCATGCTCGAAAAATCCCCCCAAATACGTCTTTTTCAGGGCATATTTGCACCGCAAACCCCACGTTTTTGCCTTGCTTTCGCACACAAACCGGGCCCAGGGCGCCGCACCATAGGCACAATCCCCCTCAACCAGGGCCGAATGCGAGGCCCAGGCCACCCGAACCGCGTCACCATCGGCAAACGGACGCCCCACTACGTCCCGGTCCCCCACCAGGAAGTCGTAGCTCATGCCCGTCAGCAGATACGCCCGCTGGTACAGCGTTATCCCGCCCGACACCCGGCGCCCTCGTCGAGGGTTCTTGCGAACGCGAGGCACTACTCGTCAGCCTCCATGAAATCCAATCCCAGCAGCTTGTAGGTCTGCCGAACCCCCGCCGCATTGTCCCGAATCACCGACAACAGCGGGTGCAGCTTCATCTGGCCAAACCTGTCCGCCACCATCTGGCCATCCTTCTTCACCCTTGCCCGCGCCTGCTGCATCAGGTCCCACTGCTCCAGCCCCGTCCGCACAATCCACAACTGCGACTCCTCCCAGCCCCCCATTTCCATCAAGATCTTCACCCAAAGCTTTTTTGCCTCAGCACTCAACCCGCTCGGGGCCGCCGGAACCTTCATACCTAAAACCTCCAAGTTGCGCCCACCCCACAGGTAGGCAGAATTTTCCTAGTCAGAATCCCCATCCCACAAGCGCCAGACGGACGGCATGCTCGGCTGTGCCTCGGGTCGAAGGATTTCAACCCCCCTCCCCCCTCCGGGGCTTTGAGCAGTTTTGCGCATTTTCTTTTCATTCCTTTTTCTCGCGTTTCTGATTGCCAAAGCCACCGTCCTCGCGAGCGGTCTTACTGCTGTGACATGGCTTGCACAGTGGTTGCCAGTTGGCTTGGTCCCAGAACAAAGCCTCGTCGTTCTTGTGCGGTTCGATGTGGTCCACCTCTCGGGCCATAGCACCGCATTCCCTGCACCATGCGTTGCCGGGTAGCTGTAGGAAGGCTCGGGATTCTGCCTGCCATCTGCCGCCGTAGACTATGGCGCCTTCTGGGCGTGGTGTCCGCCTGGGCACCCGTGTGTGGTCCTGGCAGAAGCGTGCGCCACGTTGCACCAGGCTCGGGCATCCACGTTTGGCGCAGGGCTTTGGTGATGCTACCGGCATGGTCCGTCCGCCTGTACCGTCGCAGAGCAAGCCCCGGTCAGTTGCTCGCCTCGGTCAATGCCCTGCGCTGGTATGTCCGGTGTCTCCGCCAGGGAAGAGGCTCGGCGCAATGGCTTGGGCTTGGCTGCTGTGACGTGCTTCAGCGATGCGAGGTTCTTCCGCTGTTCCTCAGCGCTTCTGTTGCGCATCTTCCTCAGTTCTGATCCGTAAGCGCATTCCTTCCCGCAGTACTTCTGTAGGTTCGACACCGCCTTGAAGCCGTTTCCGCAATGCTGGCAGTTCTTCCGCCGGGTTTTGGTGGGTGCTTGCATGCTCAGCTTCTCCATGCGTTGGGGTTAGCAGAAAACAACCTTGCCGAACTGGCTGAATACTTCCTTGAAGCGCATCCACTCTTCCCCGAAGTAGAGAAACGCTTGCCCCTGAAGTGGGGTAAGGGCCAACTCGCCAGCCTGGTTGATGTAACGAATTCGGCCCTTCGGTAAGCATATGGCGGTTGCCTCTTCTGTCATGCGCTGGAAGAAGGCCGTTTCGGTTGCGTTGTTCACCAACACAATGGCCTGCGAGATCTCGCCATCCGAGTACTTTGCCGTGACTGCTTCACAGAATTGCGTGATCAGCGGCTGGCAATAAGGCGGGTTGAGCCAGACATTACCTGCCCAAGCGTGCGCCAGTCCGTCATTTTCGAAGGTGTAAAACGTGTCGGCCTTTACCGTGCGGTTGGCGAACTCACACGAAGCGGGATCGGTGTCAATGCTCCCCATGGCCTCGCGTGCTGCCTCGATGAACTTAGCGGGGGTGTACCACTCGTTGTTGCCGCTATTGTTGGCCACGTGTGCCTTGATGGCCTTCGCTGGCTCCGGGGCTGCTGCAATTTCGCGCTGCACCTCGGGCGGAAATTCTGTGGCAGTGACAGCGGCAGAAACCGCGAGACGGCCTTGCTCCACTGCTTGGGTAATTTCGGGCTCAGCTTCGGCGATCACCTTGGTGGCGCGCTGGACGTTGCTGCGTGAGACGTTCAACTGCTCAGCCGCCCGTGACTGGGAAACTGCTTCAATTGAGGCAGTTTCTTGCGATGGTCTTCCCTCTCCCATGTTCGCCAGCTTGGCGGCTACCATGGCCCGCTGCGATTCGCTGTAGTGGTTCCGATGCAGGTTGTGCGATACCGCGAAGCCCAGGGGATCGTCGCCCTCGTAGGTTTCCGTGAGCACTTCCCGCTCCAGCAAGTCGCAAGCCCTCACCCGATGCCGCCCGTCGATCACTCGGCCTTCGGTGTCCAGCCAGATCGGTTCACGCTGTCCGTTGGCCTCGATGTCGGCCACCAGTTCACGGAACGCCTGATCGGACATTGCCGGGAAGATGTTGGCCACCGGGTGTATTTCGAACTTGGTTGCTGTGACGTTCATGCTTTCGTCTTTCCTTCGTTGGTTTCGGTTTTGCGGTTTGCACTTGCAGTGCGGATCAGGGTGGCGGACGGAAGCCCTGGGTACTCGCTTGCGAGGGGGACCCGGTGGTGGGAAGTGTGGGGGAGGTACGACCCCCACTTACCATCCGCACACAGATCACGCGATAGTGCTTGCAGGGTGGGGATCGGGATCAACAGCATGTACATATGTATATGGGGGTGTGGGGGGGAAGCGTGAACTGATCCTGATCCCCCCCAGAGGGGATCAACTGACAACTGAAAAACAGGGATCAGTTTGTTTGTTGATCCCCTCATGACAGTTCCTCGATCTTGATGAAGATACCCGGCACCAGGCCGTAAGACTTGATACAGCGCTCGTCGCATACCTGCGCATCGTCCAACCAAAACCGACACAAACCCATAACGTCCTTGAGTGCCTTCTGTATATTGTCGGTGTCGGGTTTCGTCGGTTTGTATGACTCGGTTTTGCTCTGCCATACCCAGTGGCACACCAGGCGCAGCGGCCCGAGCATGGGTTCTTCCGGCTTATGTGCGCACAAGTGTGCGGCAAGTTTGGCCTTCATTTCCTTCACCGCTGGGGGGTCGTAGAACACCGGCTTGCCATTTCGGACGGTTACTTTGTGCATCTGCGCCGTCGTCGTGGGTGGTTCCATGGGTAGGAAGAACTGCATTATTCACCCTCCACGGGCGTTATGGTGCCGTCTTCATTGCGTCGGTATTCGTCGCATTGCTTGACCCAATTGCGCACAGTGTTGATCGGGTTCTTCCCAGGAAGCGCCAGAATTTCGGTCACCGTGCCGATCCTGGCAATGCCGTCCGGTGCCTGCGCGGCTGCTTTCATGATGGCCCTTCGCGTCCTGGCGAGCTTCTCAGACCAGTCATCTTCCGCCTTGGACGGCTTCTTTTCCTTCGTCTTTGGGTTGGCTTCGTTGAACTCTTCGCCTTCTTCTTTGGGCCGGATCTTGCCGTCCACACACTGGATCAGGTTGGCGGCTGGCAGTAATGCCTTCACCCGCTTTTCATCCAGGTTCATGGTGCTCGCGAGGTTGGCCAGTTCCGCGAAGCCGTGTTCGAAGTGCGGCCCCATGAACGCCTCCGACAGCCGCTTGATGTCCTGCTCCCGGCGTGCCTTGCGTGCTTCCTTGTCGGCGTCGGCCTGGGCCTTCCACTGCGGTTCCTCACCTTCCGCCTTGGCATCCCCAAGGGTGTCCGCTTGGTCCATGGTGTGGAACGGGTGCCGGAACCAGAAGCAGCGCGGGGCCATGGGTGCGAACTCGCGCAAGGTGCCTTCCATTCGCCAGCCGGTCATCTGCTCCAGCGTCTTCCGAAGGGGTGTAAGGTGCTGCTCTAGCGCTGGCCCTAACTTGTCCCGGCCATAGGCGAGCACCTTGTCGGAGATCACGGCGTCATCCTGGGACAGGTCATCGCGCCACTGGGGCCGGTATTCGTCCAGGAAGTTGGCCACTTCGTCGGCGATCTTCCGGTCCGTGACGGCCTTCCGCATGGTGTCAGTTACGTTCAGTTCAATGATGTCGAGAATGGCGTCAGGGTCTCGCGCGAATACCCCCGAGCCAGAAGAACGATCCCGCGCCGACTTCTGGCCCTGTGCGCCTTTGCTGTGGTGATGGCAGTAAATGACGGCTGCACCAAGCTCAGCGCATACCCGGTCGAACTGGTTGCAGAAGAACGCCATCTTGTCAGCCGCGTTTTCGTCCCCGGTTATGACCTTGTAAATGGGGTCAATGATGATCGCCTTGTATCCTCGCTTGTGTGCCCGGCGTATCAGCTTCGGTGCCAAGGTGTCCATCGGTACCGCCTTGCCCCGCAGGTTCCAGAGGTCGATGTTCGCCACGTTCGAAGGTGCCCACCCCAGCTTGTCGTAGAGGTCTTTAATACGGTGCAGGCATGAGGCCCGGTCAAGCTCCAGGTTTACATAGAGCACCCGGCCTTGGGCACACGGCCAGCCCAGCCATTCACGGCCCTCGGCAATGGCGAGGGTGAGTTGCAGCAGCATGTAAGACTTTCCCGCCTTCGACGGTCCGGTCAGCAGCCCCTTGTGGCCCTGGCGCAGTACACCATCGATCAGGGGCGCGGCCAGGTCCGGCAGGTTGTCGAATATGCTGTCCAGCGCCTCGAAGTCCGGCAGGTTGTCGTTCGCTTCCTCCACGAACTCCTTCCACGCTTCCCACGAGTCCTTGCCCTGGTTGACAGCCACCAGATACTGCTTGTGGCCATTCCGTAGAACACCCGGCATCCGAGACAGGCGGCTCGGGTTCTTGTTCTGCGTGTCGATCTCCAGGCCGTTCTTCTGGCAGACCTTGTGCAGGAAGTTCACCCGCTCCCGGTATTCCTCCTTGGATGTGGCGTTAATTCGCACGATGGCGTGCAGCGACTTGCCACCCGAATGAACCAGCGCCGCAATGGGTAATTCAAGCTCGGCATAAATGGCGGCTTGCTTGTCAACGGCCAGGGTGTCCGACTCCACCAGCGCATAGCGGAATGCGGTTACATTGTCGTCCCGCACCCCTTTGCCGTCCAGCGGGTTGAACCGGATCCACGCCCCGCACTCAGGTTCACAGCTTCCCACGGTATAGCTGAGGTCATCGCCGTACTTGGCCAGGTCCTGAAGCAACTCGCCCGCCGTCCTGGTGAAGCTGCCTTTCTTCGGCAGATGCTTACCGTCCTCATTGATCCATGAGTCCGTGACATAGCCCACGTATTCCTGGGCCTCGAAGAGGGCCGAAATATAGCTGCTCAGTTCCTTGGCCGGGCTCCAGTCGGCAGCGGTCGGCGCGTCCAGTTCCACCGGTTCCAGCCACGTCGTATCGATGAACTGAAGCGCCTCCGACGGCTTGGTGATCACGTCGTCCCAGCCCATTGCCTCATTCGGTCCGGTGTTGTGCTGTGGTCGCCAGCCGTGCCGTTTGGCCAGTTCCACCAGCGTGCCGAGCGTTACCGGTGCGCCCGAGCCGATGAACCCAGCCCACTTCTTCGCGCACTCGCCTTGGTGGTATCGCTGGCTGTCACGTGCGGACCATTCCTCCCAGTCCGTGACCGTGCCGCCTTCGTGCTTAATGGCCATGCCGACGTTTACCCACTCGGTGTAGTCCGTTTGCGCTGGGTCGATGGCCGTGAGTATTTCGTGCAGGTCAGTCATTCCACCCCCATTTGCTCAGCGGCGCGGATGCAGACCACAGCGGTGTCCAGCAGTTCGGCGCGGAAGTCTCTGATCGTGTGGTACTTTGCCGCGATCTCGGCTTCCATGAGCTCGGTCCTGGCTGCGTCAATGGCGTGCTGCTTCGAAGCGAATAGGCCGTGAACCTTGTTCGCGTGGGCGATGCGCTCCACGAGGTGCTCTATGGTTGTGATCTTCATATCGCAAGCTCCCTCTGCGCCGGTGCCGGGGTGTGCGTTTCGGGGTTCATGCCTTTCGGCACGATCCACCCGTTTGCCTGAATGCGGGTGATCATCTTGCTGGCGTAGTCGAACTCCCACTCTCCCACGTTCTTGAACTTCTTCCCCTCCAAGAAGCGGATCTGTCTCGGGGTTGTGTAGCCTTCCGCCCGCCGCTTGCTGAGCCGATCCAGCAGCAGTGCCGCTTTCCCAGCGCACTCCACCGCGTCAGGAAATAGCCCGGCCTTTTCCAATGCCTCCTTTTGTGGCTCCGACACCGGCGCCATTTCCCACCCAAAGCTGGGCACGTAGCCGGAAAGGTCTTCCGCCGCGATGCTCATTTCGTACTGAAGCGGGTCCACAAGTTTCTGCTTGCGGTTCCGCATTTCGGCCAGCTTCTTCGCAAGCGCTTCCTCGCGTTGCGCCACGCAGTCGCCTTCGGCCTTCTCCTCGGCTTCGATCAAGTCAACCGCTGCACCGGCCTCGTTGATCGTTTCCGTCATCTGCTTGGCCACGTCTTCAGATCCCGCAATGAGGCACGCCGGACGGCACAGGTCCAGCCGGTCCGTGTTCCATAGGAAGTCCAGCAAAAGCAGTTCGGTCTTGCCTGGGAACAGCCGGGTGCCGCGTCCGATCATCTGGCAGAAGAGGCTGCGGATCTTGGTCGGACGAAGGGGAACCACGCAGTCAACGCTTGGGCAATCCCAGCCTTCCGTGAGCAGCATGGAATTGCACAGCACCCCGTCTTCCCATGCGTCGAACGCTTTGAGGATGGCCGCCCGGTTCTGGCTCTCACCGTTGACCTCAGCCGCCCGGAAGCCCCGCGCCTTCAGCAGGTCGCAGAATTTCTGTGAGGTCGCGATCAGGGGTAGGAACACCACCGTCTTCCGCCCGGCACAGTGGGTCGCCATCTGATCGGCGATCTGTTCCAGGTACGGGTCCAGCGCCGAGCCCAGGCCAGCCGCCGCGAAGTCGCCAGACTGCTGAGCCACCCCGCGAAGGTCGATCTTCAGCGGGATGGTCATCGCCTTGATGGGGCACAGATACCCGTCACGGATGGCGCGGGGTAATGAGTACTCGTAGGCCAGCGAGTCAAAGTATTGGCCCAGGTTCTTCATGTCGCCTCTGTCTGGAGTGGCGGTCACCCCGAGCACATCAGCCTCCGCGAAGTGAGCAAGCACCCGTTGATAACTGTCGCTCAGGCAATGGTGTGCTTCGTCCACGATGATGGCGTCGAAGTAGTTCGGCGGGAATTGTGCCAGCCGCTTTTCCCGCATGAGGGTCTGGACCGAGCCCACAACCACACGGTAGAACTCACCCAGGCAAGTGCTGTCGGCTTTCTCTACCGCGCAGCCCAGGCCCGTGCTCTTGCTCAGCTTGTCGGCGGCCTGGTCCAGCAGTTCACCACGGTGCGCCATGATAAGCACGCGCTTCCCGGCCCGCACCAGTTCTTCTATCAACTGGCAAAACACAATAGTCTTGCCCGTGCCCGTGGGAAGAACCAAAAGCGTGCGCTGTCGGCCTCCCCTCCATTCATCCAGCACGGCGGTCTTGGCCTCCGTCTGGTAAGGTCTAACTGAAAATGTCACCATGCGTTCTTTCCTTCTGTCAGGTCTTGGATCCGTTCGATCTCTCGTTGCAGTGCGCCGCGCTTTGCCCGTGGGTGGTCCAGTCCATCCCGTGCTTCTTCCTGGATCTTCGCCAGCCACTTACCCGAGTCAACCACCGTTGTGTAGTGATTGACTCGGAAAGGGGCGTCCGGCAGTTGGTCTGCCGTCACGGATTGGATCCAGTCGAAAGGCATCAGAACGGAATTTCTTCCGTTTCCTGGGCCGGGGCTTCGGACTGTTCAGGGGGATCGAGAAACTTCTTCACGTCGTTGTAAACCTTCTCGTTGTGCGTGCGGTTGCCCAATTCGAGAGTGCCCGCACGTCCCACCAACTGGTTCCAGGCCAGCACCAGGGGATCGCCGTGCTTGCGCAGTCCCACCGACACGAAGAACTGACAGAGCATCCCCTCACACTTCTTGTTGAGGTAGAGGTTATGCTTGTGCGAAACCGTGCCCAGTTCCCCGCCTTCGATACCCAGGGTGAGGACGGCCTTGGGGCACGCGCACATTTTTGCCGAGCCTTCGAACCTACCCCGCTCGAACTTGTCAACGGTGAAGTTGTATTTGCCTGGTGGCAGTGTGACGAAATCGCCGCCCTCATTCGGGTTTTCGATCCGTTCTTCATCCCACCCAATTGCTGTTCCCATTTCAGTGCTCATCGTTCGAAGGTCTTTCTACGCTGCGGCTGCCGCGCTGTTGATCATTTCCAAAACTTTCGTCCAGTGCGGATTGATATAACCATCGATGAATACTGGATCGATGTTGCCCAGGGGCGTGTTCTCGGGGTACTTGCCACGGGACGCGAGCACCGCGTTAAGCTGCTCATACGTCACCCCAGCCCCCGCGAGTAGCTGCTGCAATGCCACGTGCTGAGGCTGAAGGACGGGGCCTGCTTCCGTGGGCTTCATCGGCTCCATCGCGGCAATAGGGGCAGCGGCAGGGATGGCCGCCGCCATAGGTGCGTTTGGGACTTTCGCAGATAGACCGGTGAAGCAGTGGGCAATCGGGGCAAAGCCGAGGTCCATCTCCCGAGGAAGGCCGTCCCGGTTCTTGGCGTCGAAGGCCGCCGTGTGCTCCGCGAACATCATTCGCCGCGTGCCGCCCTGGCCCTTGGCCGTCTTCATCTTTTCGTCAACCACCACGATGGTCCGGTAATTCACGAAGATCATGAGGTCACACCACGCTTTGAGCAGCGGCGCCACCTTCTTTTCAAGGTCCAACTGATAGCGGTCGAACTGGCCTTCTTCCTCGGGAAGTTCGAACTTCTTTGTGGTCGAATGCGCCAGGAAGACCACGTGCATCTTCCCTGTTTCGATCAGGTCCGCCTCCAGTTGTGTCAGCAGGTCCGACCACATGCCCGCGAGCTCGTTATAGCTCTTGCCGTAGTCGTTGTTTCCACCCATGCCCGAGAAACCGTTCTGCGCGCAAACTTGCTTGATGGCCAGCTTCTCCAGCCAATCCGCCGTGTCGATCACGAGGGTCTGATAGTCCATCGGGTCACGAACGATGTCCCCGATCATCTGCTTGAAGTGGGCGAAACTCGTGGGCCTCGGGGTGCGTGCCACGTCGAGCCGCGAGGTGCCGCCTTCAACGTCGATGAACAGGGGCTTGGGGAAGTCCTTCGCCAGGCTCGACTTTCCGACGCCCTCGGGGCCGTAGATCAGGCACTTCACCGGCTTCGGTTGTTTTCCTTTGATGATCTGCATAGTGCTTCTTCTCCTACCATTCCATAGCGACGTTGGGCCGCAGTTCAATTCCGGTAATGACATCCGCGTACGACTTGCCCGCGGGAAGGCCGTCCTCGATGATGATCGAGCATTCATCCCCCGTGCTCACGCGGGTGGCGATAACCTGCAAGCCCTCCGTGGTCAGCCACGCCCCGAACTCGGCCAGGGTGTCGAGGTCCATCTGCTCTAACTTGTCCATCAGCACAAAGCAGCATTCCGGCTTCAGTTTGCGCACGATGGCCACTGCCACCCGAAGCTGCTCCGACGAACTCATGCAGTCCCACTTCTGGCTGTTGTAAATGAGTTCACCATCTTCAACGGTAAGCCCAGGAAGGGGCAGAGGCGAGTCGTTCAGCAGGGCCATGCGCTCATTGCGCAGCTTGGCGATCTCAAGGTCCGCCGTGGCGTATTGCGCCTGGTACTGGGTCGCCTCATCTTGGGCCGCCTGCTTCTGCGCGTTGGCTGCGATCTGCGCGTTCAGCATTTCGAACGTGGCGATCTGCTGTTCCAGTTCCGCCGTGCTTTCGTCGTTCAGGTCCGTGGCGGATTTGCTGGCAGTCTCATGCTCGCGCATGGCCTTGGCCCACTCTTCCTGGGCCGTGGCAAGTTCCTGCTTGGCAAGCTCCACCCGCCTGGCGGTCGCGTCCATTTTCATCGTGAAGTGTTCAAGGGCTTCGCGCTTGCGCTGGTTTTCACCGTTGCGGGCGAGCGTGGCCTGCTGCTGCATGATCAGTTCCGAAATGCTCAGCGGCGCGTCGGGTACGTCGGGGAACTCGGGAAGCTCTTCTGCGTGCTTTGCCTTTGCCGTGGCGATCTGTCCGATGCTATGCCGCTCCGCATAAAGCCGGGCCTCCACCTGGTCGAAGGCCGTGAGTTGGTCGCTGACCCCGAGGATGCGCAGAAGGATCGACGCCTTCTCTTTGTTCGATGCGTCCATGAACTTCGGCAGGTCCAGGGCGAACTCCGATACGAAGGCATCAAGCAGGGCCTGACCGCTGCGCTTGCCGTCGGGGTCGATGACGGTGAGGGTGCTGTTCTTTCCCTTGCGCTCCACCCGAATGCCATTGCTCAGGGTCAGCGAGATAGACGGGTCCGACATCGCCCCGTTGCGTTGGGCCTTCGAAGGTGCTTTTTTTGCGCCACCCAGTACCCACGCGATTGCGTCCAGTACTGAGGTTTTCCCCTGCCCGTTCTTTCCCCCTACGATGGTCAGCCCCAGGGGCGTTGGTTCCATGTGAAAGGCTTTCACCGATTTCACGTTCTCGATCTGGACCGAGGCGATGCGAAGCCCCGGTTGCGTTTCTTCAGGCATTGGTGTATCCTTTTCGTGGTTACTGTTTGTTGTTCCGCCGGTAGAGCTCACACTCTGCTGGCGGTTTCCGTTTAGGCGGCAGGGATCGGGATCTGCAATTCACTGTCCCGCATCTCGCGATGGGAAACAATTTCGCCGGTGTCGTCCCGCGTGATCGTGACGGTTTTGGTTTCCCAGTTCTTCGTGATCGTGACATCCACATCCCGGTAGTCGTAGCCGTTGCGAAGCAGCGTCCGCGCCGCACGTGCCGACCCCTGCGCCTCTTCCTCGATGGCCTTGTAGTGCGTTGCCGTCGCCTTGCGATCACCCTCTGCGCGTTCGGCTGCCTCCATCGCTTCGGCCATCTTCTGTGCCTGCTCCATCAATTCGTCGTCGGTCAATCGAACCTGCAACACCTGTCGGCTGTGCGTGACTTCCATGGCGTCTTTCGTCTGTTCTTCGTTATTCTTTGACATTCGTTTCGTTCCTTCTGGTTGTCGTTTCTGGTTTTTGGTTTCCGTTATACGGCATTGCTCATCGGGTGCCGCTGCTTCCACTCGCGGAAAGCCTGGTCCACCCTGCGCCGTGCCACGCGCCGATTCACGAGGTAATCCACTGCCGCCTGCATGGCTTTGTTGATGTGGATGCTGCGCCGTTCCGCATGGTTTACGCTGTCCTCGCAGTGCGCCAGGATGCTGCCCCACGCAGCCGCCTCGGTGGCGAAGTGGTCCGGCTTCAGTTTGCCTTCCTGGTCCAGGGCCTTCGACGGGTGGACGGTGACCGGCTGGGTGTCGCCGTAAGCGCCCCGGTAGTAGTTTCGTGTTGGCATTGTTCGCTTTCCTTTCTGGTTGTGGGTTTAATTGCCCGCCGGAAATGCACTCCCGGCGGGCAGCAACTGGCTCGTAGGTGTCACATCGTCGTGTGCTCCTGGCTCACTCATAGCCGGACAGCCTCCGGCGGGCTTTTGTTGGCAGCGTTGTTCCCATCACGGAACAATCCAAAACCGCACAAGCGGGAATTGGTGTAAAGCCCGGCTGCGCGCTCGTAGTGGCACAACGCTCAGCCGGGTAGATTCGCCGCCAGCGACAGGCCAGCGGGATAGGGGACGATTCAATTGCAGCCGGTGATGCGCTCACCGGCAAGCGATACCACGTTGCGCCCGGTCTTCAGCGCCTGACTATCACACCACGGACTTGTTACCGCGCCACGGTGTGCTCTCGCAGGAAAAACTCATCCGGCGGCACATCCATCTTCAGCGCGTCCCGCGTGCATTCCGCCGGGTCCGCGAACGGGCCACAGCACAGCGTCGTGGGGGTGCGATACCACCAGCCACCGTCACGGAAGAAGATCGAGATCCGCATCACGCCGTGCCTCCAGCCGGTTGCCGATAGCGTTCGATCAGCCGGTCGATCTCCGTGGCCTCGATCAGGATCCGGCCCGTGGGCAGCTTGAGGAATGCCACGTGTCGGCAGTCGCACAAGCGCTGCACCTCACCCCGCGAAATGCCGAGGATGGCAGCGGCCTCGGCCAGGGTGTGACACTTGCGCTGGGCCACGCTCTTGGTTCTGGCGGACAGCTTGAGCACGGCGTCTTCGGGAATGCGGTAGCAGCCGGACACCGGATCTTTGGTGCAGGCGATCTGCCCGGTCTCGCACCAAAGCCGGATGCAGTGCCGGGTCTTGCCCAGCAGCGTGGCGGCCTCGACCGTGGAAAGGGTGGCGGCGTTCATACCGCTGCACCCTGCTTCATCCATTCCATGACGGCTTCAGCGTCGAACCGGACGATCTTCGGGGACGGGTGCAAGACAGGCATTCCAGCTGCCACCCACTTTCGGACGGTTCGCTTGTTTACGCTGAAATGCGCCGCAAGTTCGTCTATCTTCATCGGTTTAGGTTGCACTCTATTTACCTCCGCGTTACCTAACGTGTACTAAAATAGCACGAATGTCACCTCTTGTCAACTAAAAATTTACGGGAAGTTTACAGAGGGTAACGGCGCGCATTTTTTCGTTGACTTATGTGTATTTATAGAGTAGGTTGGCCTATGAGGTTGGCCTATGAGGTTGGCCTATGAGGTTGGCCTATGAGGTTGGCCTATGAGGTTGGCCTATAGGAGCAGGCAACCATGAAAGGGATAGGGAAATGGACACACACAACAAGAGGAAAGAAGCAGCACAAAACGCACTCGCTCGGGCCGTCGCAGACAGGGTGCAATATGAAGAGATAGCGCTCGCGCTTGGTGGAGATATAGAGGCGACTTCGCTGCGTGCTTTGGCGGGTTCGCTGCGTGGGTTCGCATCACACGGCAAACTGGGGCCAGACAAAACAATAGCCCTGCTCAAGTATCTGACTGAACGGGGCTATGTAAAACAGCCCCAGGATAGCCCGAGGCTGGTGTCACCACTGGAGCCGGTGAAGGATCCGTGGCTGGTGTTGGGTGATAAACTAATGATCGCGCATGATATCTGTGTTTCGCCGCTCTATAGCGATGTCGATAAGCTGAATGAGCTTCGTAAATTCATTAAGGATTTCAATGACTACTTCGCTGTCCATGTTGCCGCCGTCGAGAACTATAGGCGGTTGCCCTAGATTCTGCTCTTCCTGCATATGCATTCCCCTGCATTGCGTACACTGTGTGAATCCAAGGCGTCTTGCAACGGCCACACACCCAACAAGTACTGTAAACCTTTTGTCAAACTTCGTCAACAACAAAATGAGGGCACGATAATGAAGCATCTTCTCTTCATTCTGGCGCTGGCGGTTTTGCCCGGCTGTATCGAGCACACGGAAAAGCCCGTCGTACCATTCACGGAAGAACAGAAAGCTGCCGCGATTGAAGCCATACGCGGGGCCGGGTTCAATGTCCCAAGCGAGGTAGGGTTGAATGAGCATGGGTACATCTTCGCCCGTGTTGATATGCCATCCGCGCCCACAGCAAGCGTCGGTGCGTATGCGGAAAAGGCAGTCCTCGCCATGCGCAATGCCGTGTAT